TTCGGCAGACACATTAACTAACAAGACCTTAACTTCTCCCAAGATAAATGACACGACCGCAATAACAGCAACAGGCGCAGAGCTTAATTATCTAGATATAGCGACACTGGGTCTGACAGCAGCAAGCAAAGCAGTTACAGCAGATGTCAATGGAGTTGTTACCCTAGACAACGGTTTCAGCGAAGAGTACGCAGCAGTTACTTCTAGCTCCAATGTTGTTTCACTGAACCTTAGAACGGCTGGTAACTTCAGCCATGACTTGACTGAAAACACCACCATATCGTTTACCAACCCAGCAGCGTCTGGCAAGGTAAGCGCAGCTACACTTAGGATTATTCAAGGCTCAACCGCCAGAACCATAACGTGGAATAGCAAAATCAAGTGGGCGGCAGACACGGCCCCAACACTCAGCACTGGGAACGATAACGTAGATATTTTTGTGTTCTACACGGTGGACGGTGGAAATAGTTACTACGGGTTTACAGCAGGACAGGTGATGTCCTAATGAGTACCGTTGCTAAAAAAATAATGATGGGTAGTGGTGCTGCCGGTGATTCTGCCTACGAGATAGAGCAGTCGTTGATATTTAATGGTGGTAATTCCTATCTTAGTAAAACTTTCGGTAGTGCGGGAAATAGAGATAGGTGGACATTTTCTTGTTGGATAAAGCGTTCAAAGCTATCAGTCAGTGCTGGTACAGCTATATTTGCCGCTTATGATAATGCTAGTAATCGTGATGTTTTAAGATTTGACGCTACTGATGAGATAGAACTTCAGGTTGTGTCTGGAGGAACAGGCTACAGCAAAAAAAGCGTTGCAAAATACCGTGACCCTTCTGCTTGGTATCATATAGTTGCAGTCTATGACTCTGCAAACGCAACAGCAGATTATAGAATAAGGCTGTACGTTAACGGTTCAGAAATAACCAGTTCGACGGGAACTGATCCGTCCTCTGGGCTTGATTCAACTATCAACAATTCTGACATACATTATGTCGGTGCAAGAAGTTCTTCGGGAAGTGCTCAAGCGTTTTGGGGCGGATACATAGCTGAATTAAATTTTATTGATGGGAGTGCTTTAACTCCTAGCTCCTTTGGCGAAACCAACTCAGCCACAGGCCAGTGGATACCCAAAGAATACAGCGGTAGCTACGGGAATAATGGCTTTTATCTAAAGTTTGCAAGTGGGGCGATAGGCACAGATAGCTCTGGAAACAGTAATACTTACTCTGCAACTAACCTAGCCAACCATGACGTTGTAATCGACTCGCCTACGAATAACTTTGCTACTTTGAATTCCGCAGCGGGGGTGTCAAGTGCGGTGGTTTTCTCCCAAGGAAATCTAAACGGTGGTTTTCGAGGAGAAGGTGTTGCAAAAGCACAGCAAGGTGTTTCTACAATAGCTATGCCTGCTGGGTCTGGAAAATGGTATTGGGAAATGAGGCATACCTATACCGGCCAAGGTTTTGGTCTAGGGATTAGCCTTAGATCAGAAACGCCAACTTTAAACTACGCTGGATATGGTGGTTATGGTTATTACAATGCAACGGGTACAAAAAACGATAATGCTACTAGCTCAAGTTACGGCACAGCTTGGTATACCAGCGGCCAGACATACATTCTTTCTTGCTATTACGATTCAGACAACGGGAAAATTGGCTTTAAGCTTAACGGAACAGACCAAGGATTTGCTTTTACAAACGTAAGAGCCGATTCTTACGTTGCAGCGTTTGCCGATCTTTCTGGAGGAACTGGGTCAGCTTCAGCGAATATAAACTTTGGTCAGAACGGCACATTTGGAGGTGCTGTAACCGCTCAAGGAAACGCAGACGGAAACGGAATTGGTGATTTCTACTACGCCCCTCCTTCTGGATACCTAGCTCTCTGCACCGCTAACCTCCCAGACCCAGCCATTGCCCTGCCGTCAGCGCAGTTTAATACAGTTTTGTATACGGGTAATGATGCAGATGGTCGGACAATAAGTGGTGTTGGTTTTCAGCCTGATTTTGTTTGGCAGAAATCAAGAAATGCAACTAACAGCAATTGGTTATTTAATGCAGTTCGTGGAGCTACAAAATTTTTAAGCTCAAACGAAACCGCTTCCGAATACACTCAAGCTGACTCTTTGTCTGCCTTTACGTCTGATGGTTTTACAATTTCTGATAATACAAGTGGCGCGGATATGAATTCGTCTTCGCACACTTATGTGACTTGGAACTGGAAAGCCAATGGAGCAGGGTCAACGGACACAAGCGGAGACGTAGATTGCGTTTTGTCTGCTAATCCTACGGCTGGTTTTTCTGTTTTAAGTTTTACAGGTAACGGCTCAAATAACGATACTATTCCTCATGGTCTAGGTGTTGTTCCAGATTTCGTGTGGTACAAAGCTGGAGATAGTAGTTGGGAAAATTTTATTCACTCTAGCATTCTTAGTGGTAACAAGCGGTTGCTTCTTCAATCTACTGCCGCAGCAAGCAGCATCAACACTAACTATCTCATAGGTGGGCAAATAGCTACTTCTTCAATGATTAGCAATAACGGCCTAACAAGTTCTCAAGCTGTGGTAGCTTGGTGCTTTGTCTCAAAACCGGGCTTTAGCAAAATTAGCACTTACACCGGCAATGGAAATGCAGATGGGCCATTTATTTCCACGGGTTTCAAACCTGCTTGGGTGATGATTAAAAGAACTGATGCTACAAACAATTGGATTATGTTTGATAACAAAAGAGATGTAGACAATGTAGCGACTCAGTATCTCCTTGCAAATGAAGCTCAAGCGGAAGCCGCCTTAAACCCCGCTGTAGACTTTTTAAGCAACGGTTTTAAAATTAGAAATACCGGTAATGCTATGAACGCTAACAACGGTGTCTATTTATACCTAGCCTTCGCTGAGTCACCTTTCAAAAGTTCCACAGCGCGATAACGCAGGAGAATATAATGTACGCAAAAATTACAGATGGGGCGATAGAGTCCACAGGTAGTTTGAAGATTTTGTTTCCAAGCACCAGCTTCCCCGGCGGAGTAGCTGACAGCGACTTCAAGACAGCCAATGGTCTACAAGATATCGTTAATGCAGAGCAGAAAGATCGTAAGTATTACTGGGTCACGCAAGGCGATGTGACGCTTGTGGACGGTGTAGCTACACAAGGCTTCACTAACACCGCTATGGCTGTTGAGGATGTTGCTGAAGTAGATGATGTAAGTGGTGATCCTATCTACGTTCAAGAGTGGGATGCTGACTTTGATAACGGCGAAGGTAAAGAGCCGGGGAAGATGGTTGATACAAGCGAACAGCTAGTTACTCGCGGCCTGAAGTACACTATGAAAGCTCAGATCAAATCGCAAGCCAACAGTGCATTAGCTTCGACTGATTGGATGGTTATCCGAAAAGCAGAGCGTTCCGTGGCTATACCTTCTGCCACCGTGACGTACCGCGCAGCAGTCGTAACAGAGTGCGCTAGACTAGAAGCAGCAATTGCTGGCGCAGCAGATGTTGATGCTCTAGCTGCGGTAATGGACGCACAGAACTGGCCTGAGCTCACTTAATGAAGGGCCTGGATAAGCACGAAGCTGAATGCAAGATCCGCTGGGACAATATTGAGATGAGGTTAGATCGCGGGTCTAAAAGAATGGCTAGGCTGGAAGCTCTCATCTGGTGCGTCTACCCATTTATTTTGGGCGCGGTATTTCTCAGCAAAGAATTCTAGGGGCATGAGAAATGCTCGGAGAAATCGCCGCTATAGTTTCTGCCCTAAAGTCGGTGCAAAGCGTTCTGTCGCAACTTTCGGATGCGAAGGCTAGTTACGATCAAGCTAGTCAAATGCTTGGGAAGCTTGGTAGCGCCCAAGACTCGTTGGACAAGCGCGAGAAAAAACTAAAGCTTCGAAAACCACTCACGTCTAAGCAATCTCTTGAGATTATCCAAAAACAGGAGGAGATTAACGCCGCTAAACAGAAGGTGCGTGATCACTTATTGATGTCCGGTAAGGGCGCCTTGATAACCAAGCACGAAAAGCTAATGTCAGAAAGTAAAGCGGCACATCACGCCTGGTTAAAGACAGTAGCAAAAAAACGAAAAGACCGACGCGCCGCAATTCAGCAAATAACTACCGCTAGTTTTATTGTGTTCTCGCTTCTCACTCTGGCCGGATCAGGCTTTTTCTTCTACGGCGTTTATTTGGATCAAAGTCTAAAAACCAAGAAAGAATTACTACAAGAAAAACGAGAGCGGGTTAAAAACTACAGAAAATGTGGCAGGGCGAAATGTTAAAATGTAGTAATACTCAACATCCTATATATGGGATATATATATGACGCAGTTTGTTATCGACGGCAAAGAATATGACATTGAAGGTTTAGGCGATGAGGCCATGACGTATGCATCTCGGATGACTGAGATTCAAGCTGAGAACGATCAAATTCGCGTTCGCGAAAATGAAAACCTGGCGTTGTTAAATTTTTACGCCCAAGCAATCCAGGCAATCGCAGAACCAGAGTCAAAGATAGAGATCGTAAGGTGACCTACTTTCGCGACGAGGAATTCTTGTGTCAGCACTGCCAAGAGCCTGGTATTAAAAGCGAAATTGTTGAGGTGCTCGAGGCGATGCGAGAGGAATGCGGATTCCCTTTCATTGTTACCTCTGGGTATCGATGCCCTGATCACCCAATTGAGGCACGTAAAAGCAAGCCTGGAGCTCACGCAGGAGGTTATGCCGTAGACATATCTGTAAGTCACGGAAAAGCCTTGCAGGTCATAAAATCAGCGATGGACTTCGGCATCCAAAGAATTGGCGTGAACCAAAAAGGCGAAGGCCGTTTCATTCATGTAGACGTTGATCCAAGTCGGTACACCCCGGCTATGTGGAGTTATTGATGCCGCTAATTTCTTTAAGCCTACCGCCAGGAATTGTCAAAAATGGTACAGAGTTGCAGCAAAGCAACAAATGGAACGACGGCAATTTAATCCGCTGGTACGAGAGCTCGTTGCAGCCCGTGAAAGGTTGGAGAAAAAGAAGTGCTTCTGCGATCAGCGGATTATGTCGAGCTCTCCTTACCTACATCGATAATAGCTCAGCTCGTCGAACTATCGCGGGAACCAATACGCATCTCTACGTCATAACTGAGGCTGGCCAGGTTCATAATATTACGCCCACTGGATTCACTGCCGGAGACGCCGATGCTTCTCAGAATTTCGGATATGGCGGATCGACATGGGGCGCGTACTCTTGGGGAACACCTAGACCTGACATGGGTGCGTACTCGGTAGCTGACACATGGTCCCTCGATACTTGGGGCGAGTACGCGATTGGCTGTTCTACCTCCGATGGTAAAATTTATCAATGGACCAACGCAACGGGGACTATCGCTGCGGTCCTGTCGAATGCACCGACAGGTACAACCTCAATTGTTGTAACGGATGAGAGATTCATCTTCGCTCTCGGCGCCAGTACAGAAAATAATAGAGTCGAGTGGTGTGACCAGGAGTCAAATAATTCTTGGACACCGGCAGCAACAATCCAAGCCGGTGGGCAAAATTTGACGACCGATGGTAGTTTGTTGAGCGGACACTCGCTTCGAGGCGAGACGCTACTCATCACTACCACGGACGCTCATGTAGCCAGGTATACCGGACCACCTTTTGTTTATTCGTTTCAGCGAGTCGGTGACGGATGTGGCGCCATCTCAGCTAATAGTTGTGTTGCAGCGGACCAGTTTGCAGCCTGGGTCGGCCTCAACAGTTTTCACATCTACGACGGTAGTGTTCGCGTACTCAAGAGCAGCATCGGTGACTATTTTTTTAGTAATCTGAATACAGCTCAGCGATCAAAAATTGCTGGCGTATTGAATTCTGAATACTCCGAAATATGGTGGTTCTATCCTTCTTCTAATTCTATAGAAAACGACAGTTATATTGTATGGAACTATCGAGATGACCACTGGAACATTGGTTCCCTGGTTAGGACCGCTGGTGCGGATGCCGGCGTTTTTCTCTACCCACAAATGGTGGGCGTGGACGGTTACGTGTACGAGCATGAGGTCGGTTTTAGCTACGACGATGCAGTTCCGTTTGTTCAAAGTGGTCCAATACAACTTGGGTCTGGCGAGAACGTAATGAACGTCACTCAGCTAATTCCTGACGAACAAAACCAGGGCGATGTGACTGCGACTTTTAAAACGAAATTTTACCCGAACGCAACAGAGACTAGCCACGGTCCTTTCGCGATGGCAAATCCGACGAGTGTTAGATTCCAAGGTCGCCAAGTCAGTATGAGAATTGACGCAGCGATAAACACAGATTGGAGAGTTGGAACGATGAGGCTCGAGGCTACCGCTGGTGGTAAGCGATGAATTTACCTCCTGTTGCCGCGACCTACGATCGAACTATTCAAACCCAGATAAATCTGCAAATTGGTTTAGCTGACAATTTAAACCACAAGAAAAACCAAGACATTGAAGTGGGTGACGGTCGAGTGATTATAAAGAGCGCAAACGGACAACGTTACAAAATTGCGGTTTCAAATTCGGGAACGATATCAGCGAGCGCCATATGAAGGACGAATCATTACAAGCTCCTACCCCTCTCGAGGCAATGCTCCCCTATCGACAGATGATCCAAAACGCTTTGGACTTTGGGCACAACACGCACTCGTTCCAAGATATCGTGAATGGCGTTGCCGCCCAGGACATGCAGTTCTGGCCAATGGAGCAAAGCTGCCTAGTGACTGAGATCGTGACCTATCCAAACTCTCGCGCCTTGCACATTTTTTTAGCTGCTGGTGACCTAGAAGAAATAAAAGGCATCGATGAAACGCTGGCGATTTTTGGAAAGCAATTGAACGCTCAGGTGATAAGCCTCTCAGGAAGAAAGGGCTGGACTAAGGCTCTCAAAGATATTGGTTATAAAACAGCGCACGTCACAATGTTTAAGGAGATTCTATAATGTCGGCATCGGGAAAGAGTACCGGAAAAGGCGGGATGCCTAGCCCTGGCAGTGGCAAGGGCGGCGGTGAGACAAACCCAACGCCTGGTATGCCAATCAACTACAACGTAGCGAATGACGTTTACGGCCAAGGGTTGCAAGTGAATCAGCCCATGCAAGGCTACTACAACCAGTTCCCTGCCGGTGGTTCTAATTACGCTCCGCCTGTTTACCCTGATCCACCACCGAAGGCGCCAAATCCAACGCTGCCTGGTGTCCCCCCGAATTTTGATTACAACAACCCGTTCGGCAATGGCGGTGGCTACAATCCATATGCTGGTGGCGGTCACAGCAGCCCATTCGGCAGCACTTCTCCCTATGGCTTTTACAACAACCTCCCGAATCAGTCGCAGTACCAGCCTCCGAATCAGACCGTTCGACCAGGGCAAACTGCTCAGCCGATTCAGACTGAACGACCTGGTCAGGGCCAGGGCAGCCCCTTCGATCAATTACTCAAAGGCGTAACAAACCAAGCAGCTCCGGTTTGGCCAGCGCCAGGATCGAGACATCCCGAGACAGGTGAGACTCAGGAAGAGATTAGTGCGCGATGGAAGGCTGAAACAGCAGCCGGGGAAGCTCCAGCAGCTTCGACAGCTCCAGAAGGAAGTGGTGCAATTGCCCAACCCAACGGTAGATTCACATACGATCATCCGGTCCACGGCAGACTGACTGACCTCACCCAAGGTGGATTGGACTCTATGTTGGCCGATACTGGCCAGACGGCTCCTCAGTCAGCGTCAGCGCCAGCGCAGCTAGTTGACCCTAGAGCGTCTGCGTCAGGCAATGGCCGATACAGTTTTAATCATCCAGTGCATGGTCAAATGGACGATCTAACCGAGGCTGGGTTGGCGTCAATGATTGAAGACGCTGGCCCTGTTGCTAACCCTATGGACGGCTTCGATTTTAACATCAGGTATTAGGAGAAAAAAATGAGTTTCGGAAAAGAAAAGTCCAGCAGTGGTGGCTTCGATCCTGAGTTAAAAAATGCATTGCTAAGTGTTTTTAGAGAAGGCGAAAGCCTTTTTAAGAATCGAGAGTACCAGCCATACAATTCAGCTACGGTTGCTCCCCTGAGCAATATTGAAATGGCAGGTATGCAAGGTGTCGTTAACGCAGCTCAACAGGGTTACGGCCAGCAGCAGATGCGCGATGGTATGAACACTGCCAGGAACGAATCGATGTATAACCCTGGGCAGGTTAGAGCTCAAGGAATCGGGCACAGAGACGTGCGGGGTGAAAGGATAGGCCATAGAGATGTGGCGATGACGGGACCATCCCGACAGATTCGGGAAGAGCGCGTTGCGACTCCTTATAATCTCGACCCTCAGATGGTTGGAATTGAGCGCCTCTCGAATACGAATTACAAACCTTATCAAAATAAATTTAACGAAGAGGTCGTTGACACTACCCTCGCTGATATCGAGCGCGCTCGGCAGATGCAGCAAAATCAGAATTCAGCAAGGGCAATCGGTGCCGGTGCATTTGGTGGTGACCGCGAAGCGATTGTTCGATCGGAAACAAATAAAGCAGCCTTGGACCAGGTCGCTCGAAGTTCTGCGGCTCTTCGCAGCAGTGGCTTTGATAAATCTACCGGCATGGCTCAATCCGACATTGCGAATTTCATTAAAGCGCAACAGTTAAATCAGGCTACTGATTTAAGCGCAGGTCAATTTTCACAGGGCCAATTGATGCAAAGAAATTTGGCAAATCAGCAAGCAAATATGACCGCTCAAAATGCAAATACAGCCAATGAGCTCGCCAGAAACAAGCTCAATATGCAGGGTCAAATTTCAAATCAGAGGACAAACTTTGATGCTCAGAGACAAAACCAGATGGTCAACATGCAGGGTCAGCTCGCGAATCAGCAGGTGAACTTTGATGCACAAAAACAAAACCAGATGGCTAGACTCCAGGCTGCGATGCAAAATCAAAACGCCGGATTAAAAGCCTCTCAAACCAGGTTAGGTGCTGCGAATCAGTTAGGCTCGATGGGTCAGGACTACAGAAAT